CAATAAGGTAATCAGCCAATAAGGGAGCCTTGCCCCCAAATAAACCGAAACCTCTGGCTGCTGCGCCTGAACAACTTGCGACGATTGGTGACATTAGGCGAACTTGGCCTGACTTGCCAAAACTGTATAAGTTGGGGTTGAGGCTGTTTTAATAATTACAAAAGTATATGCATCGATTGAGGAAGCGTTTCCTGAAGATGGAGCAGAACCGCCTTGCCATTTTGGAGTAACTGCTGAACCGTCAATTTGGAAAACTGTTGGATAATATGCTGTTGCTCCATTTGTGTTAAGAAAGACGATAGTTACTGATTGTCCAACACCTAACAAAGTTGAAAGTGAAACGGTCGAGCTTTTGCGGAAGTTTAAAGTGAAGTTTGCTGAAGCGTTTGTAGTGTAATACCAAACAGAGCCAAGGGAACCAATTTCAACGTTAATTGTTCCTGTAGCAGCAGTAGCGGAAACGTTTGTGGTTTCTAGTGGAGCGTTTAAAATAGAGTTAGTACGAACGTCATTATCAACCCATGCGTAATCTAAATCTGTGTTCGTGTATTTTGTCAGGATTTGGCCTGTAGTGCCACCTTTTAAATCAACGAAAGAGGTGTCCACACCGCCGAGAGCAGTGCGAATTGCAGCCGCACCATCTTTAACGAGGTCTGTATCGTCTGGGGTTTCCCAGCCAAAGTTGGTTGTCGTTGCCATCTGTTCTCCTTGTTAGGCTACTATTGTAGCGTTATTCCAGTCCAAAGTAGGACTTATGGTGTTCCATGTCTCGGTAGCCGGGACGTTATTCCATCTAAACGCCTGAAGGCTAAATGCCACCGGCGATACGACTATGGTTAAGTCGAGTTCATTAAATCTGCTAGTCCATGTCCAGCCTTCGATGAAGCCTTGATAGCGTCCGCCTGAAATGTTGGCAGGTAAATCTTCAATATCAATAGGCAGACCCATGAAGATATTTAGAGCCTGGTCCCTGGATGCATCGGGGATATTAGGGTTAGCCATCGGGAAGGTAATTGATTTAAACTGATATTGCGGATAAGCGCGAATGTCTAAATAGAATTCCGCCTGAGATAGTGCATCGGCTGTATTCTCAATACTGGTTTGAATATTCTGGGCCTGGATTCCGTAGGTTTGAATAGACGCAGGTTCTTCGGCGGTTTCCTGCTGACCATTTTTATAGGTAATCGTTACTTTGTTTCTTAGGTCTCCTAGACGCTTAGATGACGAAATGCCAGGCGCGTAGGCCCAGCCGCCATCAACATAGGCATAACCGTTAGTTGCTAGATATTGGCCGCGATGAGTTGCGTCAGCGTATCCGATTCGGCCTGAAGCATCTTCGTAAATGTATCCGAGACCTGACCTGGCAAGGCTTGAGACTAGGCTATAAACATCTGTCGTAGAAGAAGAACGGGCTGTTAGCTCGTAATCGCCTGGACGGTCAATCTCTCCTAGGCCTGAGTTTTCAGCATTAGCCCAGGTGGTAGTTGCGTCGTAGGCTGCCCATGTTTCGGCTGCCGGGACCTCGAGCCATGTATTAAATAACAATTCAGAGAGAATCGTGTAAATCTGGTCTCCATCGTAGGCTTTACTTAAAACACCTTGAGTAAGGGTTTTAGGCAGCTTAGATAGCGCTCCTAGGGCTGTTATGGTCACATTCTGGGTAATCGCTGGTTCGCCAGTTGCCACGACTATATCTATGTCGGTTATATCGCCACCGAATATAGGAATGAAAGTACCTGAAGAATCTTTAACCTTAACTACTACTGAATCGTTAACATCGAACGCAATAGCTGACTGGTCTAGGTTCTTTACCGTAAAACGGCTATATCCTGCTACCGGCTGAGAGTAGATATCGGTACGACCTGAAGTAACTGTTAAATCAGCTATTACTAGGTTGGTTACATCTCCTGCACCATTTACCGAGACAGCCCATTCGGGAGTCCATGCGGTCATGTTGCGAAGGCTCCTGCTCCTAGGGTTCCGCGATAATAGGACTGGTTAAGAACATTGGCAATCGTGCGGGCAGTGCCTTCAGCATCTATAGCCCCGTTGACCGTAATGTTGGTAGTAGAAGCGGCTGGAGAGTAGAGAGACGAAGCCGAGAACGAAGAAGCCTTAGGAACTGCGCTGGTCTTAGGTGCAACAGCCTGGGGAGCCGTTCCGCCGAATCCGAGCATGTCCGCAAACTTAGAACCTGCACCCTTAATAAAGTTAATAATGCTTTTAATGGTGTCGTAGATTGATTGAATCTTAGAGACGAAGCTAGCAAACTGGTCGATTACTGTTGAGATGATTACGCCGACTACCTTAAACGCTGCGCCTAGGGTTTCGCCTAATGCTGGCCCGAGGTACTTAACGATAAACGCGGCAATATTACGAATGAGATTATAGAACGGCTGAAGTTCGCCGTTATTTTCTTTTAATGAATCCCGGATATAGTTAAAGGCTTTAGTTAGGCCTTCTAGGATTGGCTTAAATACATTAATTACCGGCTGCAACTTATCGCCAATATTAGAGGTGAAATCCTGAATAGCTGGAACGACCTTGTTAACGATAGTTTCAATAAATGGCGTAATAGCCTGGAGAATGAATACGCCGACGGTTTCCTTACCCTCTGTAATAACCTGGTTAAGTCTGTCCATCTTGCCCTGAAATGTGTCTGCCTGAATTGAAGCCTGGTCTTTAAAGGTAGAAGCCAACTTAGCCGTAATTTCGTCCATAGACATAGTTTTAAGTTGAGCGGCTGATAATCCTATGCCTAGGCGTCCGAGAGCGCCTGTATTGCCCTCATATGCCTTACCAAGGGCATTAGAAACAGCTTCAAGGTCTTTACCTGAACCGGCTGCTACGTCTATGGCTACTTTCTGTAATTCTTGAGCTTTAGTAGCATCCTTGGTAGCGCGGACTAATCGTTCAAGCGATGGACGAAGTTGGTCATCTGTTAAACCAAACGCAAACTGCTGGGCTTGAATATAAGCCTCTGTTGAAGCTACCTGAGCATCCGTGGCGCCTGTAACATTCTTTAAAGTAGTTGCAAGTTTAGCCTGGGCCTGTTCATCTGCAATAGCAGACTTAACGCCATCGATGGCCAGCTTGCCAGCATATGCGGCAGCAGCAGCGCCAGCAGCTAAGAACGCTGCGCCTGCTATCTTGCCAAACTTAGAAATCTTATCGCCGAAGGTTGCAACCTCTGTATCGGCCTTATTAATATTCTTTGTGAAATTATCAATATCTGCAAGGAGTTTAAGGGTTAAGGCTCTACTTGTACCGGCCATTATGTCCACTCCTTTAGAATCTTATCGAATGATGCGGTCCATTCAGAAACGATATAAGGCTGGATTCTTCTTAGTGTTGGATAGATAAACCAACCCTTAGAACCGCGCCCCTGTCGACCTGACCAGACCGGGAATTGCTTAAACTTGTTAGAACCAAACTCTGAACCGCCCCAGATATCTTTAGTGGTTGCCCCACCTGAAAACTTCTGAGAAGCGAACCCGTAAGTTATTTCGCCTATCTTCGATGACTTCTTAACCCTGGAACCTTGAGCGATGCGACTGGCAACTGCTCGGGATTGTAGCCCCGATGCAGTTCCAATCACTTCGTCTCGAGCATAATCGGCCAGCGCTCCAGATTGGCGTTTAGCTTCTTCTGTTGCCAGTTCGTCCATGTTCTTTAGAGCTTTAAACACGGCGCGCAGTTCGGTCTTATCGAAGGCCGTCTGCTCACTTGCCATGTCGTTCCTCTAGTATCTCAATCGCGGTTAATATATCTTCGGCAGTCTCCCACTTATCCATTGGAATATGTGTGGCGATTGCCAGTTCCACTAAGAGTCGGCTTACGCTTCCTCTCGGATGGCTTTTGGGTCCGCATCGCCTACTTCAACATCTGAGACAGATTCCATCCAAACGTCTAACGTCTTTGTAGGCTTACCGCCTGCATCGCGCTTCATCGCTGAATGGGCTACGTAGAGAATGTCCCACATCCCGCCGAACTGGGAGATAACCTTCTTAGTTGTCATCTCCCATCGAGCGTAATCTGGCGGACGTACTTCGTAAGTCTGTTCGGACCCATCGTTATATTTAATTGTTATTTGCTGCTGCATTTTATTTGCCCCCGTCTAGTTAATTACGCTGAGAAAGTCTCTACGACTGCACCCTTTGAAACCTTGAAAGTAAAGTCTACAGTCTGTGCGTCTGTTCCTGCTCCACCGGCTGTCGGAAATTCTGGCATGATTGGGAACACGAACTGAGCGCCTGTAGCTGCTGTAAGGGTTACGCTAATATCTGTATCTGGCGCTGTTTCTGCTGCTGTCCATAGAGCCTCGCAAACTGAGTTAGCCTTACCCCAGTCTGCTAACATTGAAAGAGCAAAAGTACCTTCGACGTTTGTTGTCTTGTAAGCCTCGCCGTCGAGAGTCTGATAAGTCTCACGAACGTTAGTCTTTGTTAGAACTGCGCTTGTTGCTTGAGCTTCGATATCTGTTCCACCTGTGAAAGATAGAGAAATATCGCGCCCAGTTATTACGACGGTTGCCATATTATTTTCCTTTAGTTTGTTTGTGTGTAGTAGGTGGAAACTCTGATATCGGCCACCAAGACATTCGATGGGCCAACTTGAGTAACCGTTGGTTTTTCTATTGCTCCTATTGTGTATCCTGCTGGGATAACTTTTAGAACACTTATTACAAGTTGCTCGAGGTTATCGAGCGATGCCGGATTGCTGTTATATGCAACTGCAACCGAAATAGTTAAGTTAATCTTCATATGAAGCGTGGTCTTATTAATGGTCTCTAATTCAATATAAGGAGAATCCGGGACCGTGACCACGAATGGGACCATAGGAGCTTCTGGAACGTATGCGTAGACGTTACCCGCAACGCTAGCGAACGCAGTTGCTAATGGTTGCCGTACAGTGTCAAGAATTGTCGACATTACTGCACCATTGTTTCAACATCGATATAAGGTCCTAGAAGGCCTGATACTCGATTGAAAAGTGACCGTCCTAGGCGATATGGTGAAACTGAAGTGAAATCTACTCCTTCAATCTGTCCGCCTGGAGCGATACGAGATTGGAATACTTCTACCGAAACAGCGAGAACAGCAGACTCGACGGCGCTAACGCCAACATAAGTAGTAGCGCCAGAGAGTGTTGCCAAGCCGGATGGAATAACATTTTTTTCAAGAACGTCAGCGTTTGTAATGTCCGCTTCGAAAGTATAAGCATCTGGGTCAGCCTTAACTGTTCGGGTCCCGTTAAAAGGTGTCCCGCAACCAGTGATAACTACTGACTGACCTTCTGTAAATTCATGGATTGCGACTGTATGGAATGTCGCTACATTGTCGGTTAGAACGACTTTATCGATAGCCGTTGCATAAGTTACAAGCATTGGCAAAATTACAGCTTCGGCGGTATCCACCACATCTGTTAGGTAAGCATCCGAATAGAGAGAACTAGAAACGCCAAGCACGGACCGCAATTCGCTTGCAGTTACTATTGTTGCCATTTCTAGTCCTCTCGTTAAACGACTGGGGGGAATCCCGGGAGCAGAACTCCCCCCATGATTATTTGGTTAAATTACGCAACCATATAACGGTATGCGCCTGCACCAATCTTTGTAGCGATTGCGCCATAGCCGTAGTATCCAACTTGAACCTGACCTGTTGAGATGAGGTTTGTCTGGAGTGATAGGCGAGGTGACTCGTACCATGTGTAAGCATCTGGGTTAACGATAATCATTGAGTTATCGCCTGTACCTGAAAGGTTACGAGCTACGCGTAGGTTCAATCCGAGAAGGTTGCCGCGAACTGCTGTTGCAGTTAGGTCGCCGCCTGCATTCTGTGGGTTGATTGTCTGCTGGAAGATTGGACGGTTAGATGAATCAACAAGACCCATAAGAACGCCCCACTGAGCAGGTGATACTGCGATGTTAGTTGCAAATCCGAGAGTGTTCTCGTAGATTGAAACTGCTGCATCTGAAACGAAGTCTGCTGCTAATGCGCCAGTAGTAAGAGTGCGGTTTCCGCCATCTGTTCCACCTGCAATAAGAGCTGAACCTACTGCTGAATCTGTAGCCTTAGCATATGCGTATTCCATTTGACGTACGAGTTCAGCAAAAAACGCTGGAGATGAACGGTCCAACAACTCTAAGCTGAAGGTCTGTTGTCCGATGTACTTCTTGACGTCAACGCTTACGAATGCTGCGTTTTGGTCTGTCTCTGATGGTGTTCCGCCTTCTGTTGCTACTGCAACAGTTGGAGCAACAGTAATCTTAGGAATTTCGAATGTCATTCCTGCATCTGGTAGAGCGCCGCGTGAGATTGAATCAACAAGCGGACGGTCTGCGTTTGAAATGCCGTTAATAACTTCTGTAAGTTGACGTGTTGGAACGAGTCCAGCGTTGTCTGTTGTGTCTGCTGCTGCTGCAACGTACATCTTAGATGTTTCGTTACCTAGTGAAGCGCGAACTGAATGCTCGAGATAAGAAGCCTTATCAACGATTGGGTTACGAACAGTAGTTGAAATATAAGGTGCTGTTGCAGCCTTAACTTCAACCTTTGCAGCCTCTACCGTTTCTGCGGCAGGAGCAACTTCTGGAACGGTAGTGTCTGACACTTGTTCTCCTTCTGTGGTTGATTGTGTTTCATCCTGAACTTCTGGTTCAGAAACTTTATTCTCTTCTGCGGCTACCTTCTGGACTTCTGCTCCAGGAATTGCGCCGTCTGTTACTAATGAGACTTCAACGAGCTTAGATGAGCTGATAGCCATAACGCCGTTCTTGTTGTCCCATGCTTCAACATCTACGCCCACGCTGAAATCGCTACGAAGGCCAGTAGCGGCTTCTTCTAATGCGTCGTTTCCGGCTGTTGTCTTAGCGATTTTAAATGAAGCTGTTATCCCTGAATCATCCTGAGACCACTCGATGAGCTTTCCTAACGGACGGGTAGTGTCATGCTGAAGAACTAGCTTCGTATTCTTAGAAAACTCAATAGAGTTAGGCTCGAACATTGTGCGACCTGCTGAAGTGTTACCTTCTGCGTTCCATTGAACGATGCGGCCTGCGATAATGCGGCTTTCTGCATCTGCGGCAGTAAGTGTTACCGGCATTGTTATTTTCATTAGTTGGTCTCCTTGTTATCTATTAAATCTTCTTCTTCTCGAATCTGCTCAACGCTCATCGCGCCAATTCGATTTAGAATTTCGTAGACTTGAGCGCGCTCTAGTGGAGCGCCACGCAAGAATTCGTCTAGTGAGAAGCGAACCTCGGTAGTGCTTGAAATAAAGTCCGGCATTGATAGGCGCTGCTCTATGCTTGTTAAAACGTATTTCATAGAGAAGTCGATAAGCGCTTTACGCTCTGAAATAGCGTTGCTATATGTCATGCTAGTCGTTTCTGCGCTAACGAAATAGGCAGGAAGGTTGCAGGCGCGAGCAAGTTCGAGCGCCACATATTGACGTGCTTCATTTAGTTGAAGTTTGGCCGGGTCTATGCCTAGCGCCTGCAATTCGACGTCAGCATTTAAAAACGCTGTTGATTTATTAATGCGAGCTGTACGCCATGACTCAAGAAGTTTAGATATGCGCTCTGCTGGGAGATTGGTTCCATTAGATTTCAAAACTTGTAGCGGGACGGGTTCTTTCGCAAAAGATTCTGCCGCCTGCTCAAGCGCATGAGCCGCCCGGATTGTGCGACCTGCTCTATTTAATAAACCTTCATCTAATCCGTAGAACACTACGAGAGAACCGACTCCTTGAGTTGGAACTACTGAACCGTCTACCTGATAGCCGACGATTTCTGTTTGTGTGTTATTAAGTTTAGGTGTTACGCGGTCTGGAGCAACTCGGGTCCATGCACGAACGCGTCCGGTCTCGCCGTACTGCTCGAGAACCTGGCCGTACCCGATTCCATGTAGCCATATATCTTCTGCCAGCCATGCGTAGATAGCTGAACCTGGAACGCGTGGGTCTGGTTGATTAATTACTGAAGGTGCTGCAACATGAGAACCATCGAGCTTTGAATATACCTCTAATGGTAGGCCAGCGAGTGTTGAGCAGATAATATTTCTAGCTCGAGCAACTGTTGGAATCGCCATCGCCTGTTGACGCGTTGCAGTAGATGGAGTAAAAGTAAAAGGATTAAGCGCGGCAGTATTATTAAATGGCGCAGGTGTAGAAGCGGCATCCACGGTAATTTCTGGAGCCTTAACAGTTGGTATGAACGAATCGAAGAATCCCATTGGACATATTATACTGGAATGTCAACCATTAACCGAACTGAATGTCTACCTCTGTTTCTGCGCGTGTCGCAAAATGTGTAACCATGGCAGCAGCCACTCCACCGCAGATAATCCCGGACGCTTTTCGTCCCATGACCCATCCACCATCGCCACGTTGAAGTTTGACAGCCGATAGAACTTGTTTGTCGAGTTCTTCCTGACCCGTATGAACCAACCTAGCCGATGAGACAGCCGAAACGAATTCGTCGCAGCTTTGTTGATAGTCCGGGCTATTAATTTCGTAAATAGGGATTCCGGCTGGCGCTAATCTCGCCGCCACTGCTGAAGCCGTCGATTTTGAATAAGCAACCTGGTTAACCGGAAACTTGCGCACCCATGGAGCGATATCGTTCGCCATAGCCTTATCGTCAATCGATACTGGGTTAAACCAGGTATGCAGAAGGCTAACGAGGAACCTATCTCCATCTAATCTCTGGCCTGCGACTAATGCTGCATGTTTTCGGTCCGGGCTAAGGTCAATCGCCATCCAGGTATCTTTATCGCGCTCCAATTTAGGAGCTGGGTCTAGACACTTCTTCCATTCGGCTTCAGATATAACCGGATTAATCATCGAAACGAACTGGCATAAGATTTCGGTTCTAAATATGTCCTCGCGGTCCGAGAGTGAATCCTTAATGTTATCTTCGTGGACCGTATGGCCAAGGCTGGGGTTCGATTGATACCACGCGTCTTTATCTGTTACGGCAGCCCCGGGTTCAGCGCTCCATTCGAACCAACCTATCGAATCGTCTGCTCCTTCGGACGCAGCTAGTCCACGTTCTCTAAATTTAAGCAATAGGACCGAACCGGCGTGGCCTGCGTTTGAATAGAAGTAGGCTTGTGGGTTCTTATTAGACATTTGAGTAAATCGCATGCTCGACCAAACATCTTCAGTGTCAAACTCTCTTAATTCGTCGATATGGATTACATCTGGACCAGCGATACCTCGAGCTGCTGAGTTTCCGGCGCGAATCAGATAGCGAGCGCCATTTTTAAACCTGATTTCCTGCGAACCTTTCGATTCGTACTTCTTAGAAAACCCTTCTTGCAATATATGGCTATCGTCTATCATCTGACCAACCTTAAAGAAGATTTCCGATGAGGTCGTTAACTTATGAGCTGTAGCTAGGTGCATCTTTTCATCTAGGCAGTAAATCCCAAACAGGATTCGAAGCGCCATGAAGGTCGACTTACCCTGCTGTCTGGGTAGCATGATTCCGACCAGTGGATGCGCCCACCTGCCATCGGCTTTGTACTTGAGAGTTTCCATCGCCAGTAGTTCCTGCCATGGCAGAAGCGGGAAGCCGATATCCTTGCAGAATTGAATCATCTCTGGACCCTTAGAAGGTAAATCCAGGCTCGGGGACATAATTCTAGGCGTCTGGGAGCCATAACGTACTTCTGTTACCCCTACCTCAACCGATAGCAGCCCATCTGAGCCGTTTTCAGCCGTCATGCGTCATCTTCTCCCGGTTCGAACCGATAGTGGCTGTTTGAGTCGTTTTTGGGGTAAAAAGAACCAGGAAGGGTCGGGGGTGTTTTAGCGCTCTCAAAAAACCTACCCCCCTTACTACTATTACACGAACTGCATAATACTTCTAAGTTATCAAGGTTATCACTACCACCTAGACTTCTTGGCACTATATGGTCAACGCTTAGCCTATCTTCTGTACCGCATCTCTGACAGCATCCATCCCTGTTAATCACTGTCTGTCTAATACGTCTCCACTTAGTCGTTGAGCCTTTACTACCTAAGCTACTCATGTGGTACCACGCTAGTACCACTTATGCTTCTTATGAAATGCCCATGCTTTACAAGGTGTGTCGTATCTATGTCGTATATAGCGAATCCCTAAGTCCACTTGCTTTAATGGGTTCTTCTCTTTCATGCCGAGTATCTGAGGTATTCCATAAGCTGTTGAATGTGGGTTATCTGCTAAATGGTTCCATGCGCTTTCCTTACCCCATAGCTTCTTTAAGCATGAGAACTGCTTACTATCCATCTGGGTCTTTGCATATTGTTTAGCTGTTTTAAATGGCATTAATTGAGCGTTAGATACCTGCTCTACTGGCAGGAATAGAGTTATCCCAATAACGAGGGCAACCCCCCGGGCTAGCCGTTTCACGGCCCGGGATGAGCGTTTGGGACGCTCTTGCCCTGAGTGTACCGGACGTGTCAAGTAAGAGGTGTATAAGTCCTGCTCAAGACGGTGTTTCTTATTTTGAATCTGTAGAATAGAAACCAGAGCCTTTAAAATGTACGTTAGGCGCTGAGTAAATCTTTCGCATATCGCCCTGGCAAACTGGGCATTTAAGGGTGTGTGGCTCATTTATCTTAAACTCCTTCTCGAAGCGAAGATTGGCCTCGCATGCTGCATCACATTCGAACTCGTAAATTGGCATTAGGCTTCTTCATTCTCTTTCTGACAGGTGCGACACGGAACGTCCTTAAACGTCCACGCGCCACATAGTGAGCATCTTTCTGGTTCTAATTCTCTCACATTAGCCTGTAAATCCCCGTAACCTGCGGCTAGCAATAGATTAACCAGGTCGCTAAGACGTAAGAAGGCCAAATACTGCGAAGCATCTTCTCCTTGGCCATTCAGACGTGCAACCACTACTGGCAAGTCCCCACCCGCTTCGGAGCGTTTAGAAACCTGGTCAATCCATGCTTTAGGCTGAAACGCGCTGCGCGCCTTTATTTCCAGATTGAACGGTATTCCGGTTACGTCGTTCCCAGAGCGTCCAGCCCCATTCGCTAGTGCGTGTGGCCACCACTGCGAAAGATAAGTAGCTACGACCTTTTCGGTCCTATAGCCACGGTGTTTTCTACTTTGAGATGGCAATTAAATCCACCACTTTAACCAGGTATCCCCGGCTAGGATTAGGTTCTATTTTACAATAAGTCTGTTTTCCATAATTTAGGCATGCTTCAACTACTTTCCTAGTTGGTAGCATTAGAACAGTCTCATTCAGAACGAAGGCCCAGTAATCAGCTTGAGTCGCTAATAAACCAGATTCTCTCCATTCCTGGGTTTCGTTATACCAACAGTGATTCTCGATATAAACGTTTCCGGTTTCAGCCCAGCGCATGTCGCGCTTAACTTCGACCTTCTTGCCATTAGTTAGCAGCTCATTAACTAACTGCTCACCTACTAGCCCAGTGGCATAATCTAAATCCCAGCCCGATTGTTTCACTAGGCACGGCCCGCAGAATTAACAGTGTGACACTTAGGACAGGTCCATTCGTGGTAAATCATCCGGTCCTTGATTTCCTTAATTGTTGGTCTCTCATTACACATCTGGCATATAATACGAAATCCCATTTCCTCGAGGTCATCGGCGCTCTTTCGAGCAGCTTCTAAATCCTCATCCGTTGGGAACTGCTCCCATTCGTTATCAAGATTCTTAAAATATAGTTTTCCCATTATCTGTTGGCCCGTTCTTTCCATGTACCGTCTGAAGCTAAGTCCATCCATAGCGGGTCACACTTGGCAACATCGGCGAATCGCTGACCATTCATAGGTCGTGCGTCGCATGCCCACATTCCCCATGGCTTGCCGGTTTTACTAACGCCGGTTTTCCAGATTCGGTTGCCGTGTTCACATCTAGGGTCATCGCTTAGAATCTTGGCCCCGATAGTCTTAGCAACTTCTTCGACGCTCATGGCTGCTTGTGGAGCTTCGTCCACGGCTTTAATCGTCCATGGGTCATCCGCCACTGGAACTGTTATCTTTTCTGCCAACTTCTGAGCAAAAGGCTTAGGCTCGTTAGCCTTTACCTTAGTCATTTCCTCTCGAGAAGCTCTTTTACCTTTCGTTGCGTAACCCGCATTTGCCAGCGCACGACCAATAGCCGAAGTCTCGCAATTCTCAAGTGCAGACGTAGCATTAACCCCACGACCCTGTACTGTTTCTTCAGCCAGGCCAGTCGTCCAAGGTCTAGCATCTGCCTCTGTACGGTAGATAGAAGCCTCAACAATAAATCGACCAGTAGTGTGTTCGAGAACTTTAGTGTGAATCTGGCCATCTGGGTAATCCTTCCAATACTTAGTCAATCGTTCTTCTACTGTCTCGTAATCTTCTAAATTAAACATATAATTCGTCTCCCTCTGTACTTAGTTCGGCTGCCAACGCTAGGTAAGCGCAGGCGTCTATATAGCTGTCGATATGGTCTGGGGTTTCCTGGAGCCTTGCCAGCTTGACCTCGACCATCGCCAAACACGCTTGGTAGTCCGTAACTGGAACTTCGAGCATCTGTTGAAGTCGCATAGCAATTCGTGTCTGGTTAACTCGAGGATGACCATAGACCCGTCCTCTGTCACCGATAATGTCTGTCGCAGATAATAGGATTTCACTAGCCTTCATCGCCCGGCCTGCTCATATTGCTTACGAATAGCCTTGCGACCTTGAACCGTTCCATGCGCTAGGCCCACTATGTATCCGTATCGGTAGCCAAGATAGGTTAGCGCTGGATATAGTAAAAACTGGATTATGTCTAAGCTGTTCATTTCATCTCCCGTTCTCCCGGAATGTCCGGCTTCATGGATGAATCTACCCTAGGGGTAACTCGACATCCACTAGCTTTTGATAACGGTTTGGTAACGATTCGGCCTCGTCTACGCCATCGTCTACCGTACGCCTAAGCGGGATAATCGACTTAACGAGGTCGTCCATAACGCTTCCCGTGGACCATAAAGGTTCCGTCCTTCTCAACGTGGATTAGGTCGACTTGAACGTTCTTATCCCTTTCGGTAACGATTGCGAACGCTTGCTGCCAGTTCGGAGTTGCTACGTATTTTGCCTCTTTGACATTCATGGCATGCCCGACCTCTACACCCCTCAAAACACGCCCTACACGGCCGTTAGAGGCCTCTGTATAGGCAGACTGACCTGCCCTATGGGTATGGCCCATAATGACGTTTAAACCGTGTCTGCGGGCTTGATTGAGTGCGCTCATCCCCGGGTTAGGGTTTAGGCCACCTTGGTCCCCATGAATCGCAATCCAACCCTTAGCGATTGGGAATGGGTCCTTATGGAACTTAATCCCCAGCTCATCGAACTTCATAAACTTTTCAAACTTCAACTCGGGCAAGGATAAGAAGGCTGGAATCTTTTTCATAATGACGTTATAGAGCCGGTCCGTATGGTTACTGCGGATTGTGTGAGCTTCTTTAGCGTACTGGGTCAATTCCCATAGAACCTCTACTGTATGGTCCCGGTCATCGGCTAGGGTCTGCTCGTACCATCCTGGAGTATTTTCGGTCCATCTGGAGATTTGGGGTAAGTCGATTTCATCTCCAATAGTAACGACAGCATCGGGTTTAAATGCTTTTGCAAAAGTCGCAAAATTTCTAACAAGGTGAGAATCTTCGTACGGGCATTGAAGGTCTGGCCAGACGATAGTTCTTTTCATTAGTCCTCATCTTCGTCATCGTCCCAGGTATGCGGGATTAGGTCCGGCTTGGGTAAAATCCAGTCCGGGTATGCCCCGGGTTCAAGAATGACCGCTAAGCACATATCTACTTCGAAACCTGCTTTACGTAAAGACTTATACATTTCCTGAAGGCTAATAGCCCAGGCGTCTAGTGCGTTATAGGTGTCGAGGTCGATTACCTTCTTGCGAGCCATGGGATAAGTGTTACTTGCCTAACATCTCAATAATGGTATCAACACGCGCTTCTAAGCGATTAACCTGGTCTTTTATTGAACCGCCGCCGTTAGGCTTTAATTCGTTCAAGTAGTGAATCACTAAAAATCGAAGCATCGCAGTTACACCAGCCAGCCCCGTCGCGATTGCCGCTACAACTGCTGCAACATCCTGTAGAGTCATGGCTTTTTAGGCGTTGCATATCCGAACACCCCAGCTAATACAGCCCAGAGAATTGAGCGATAATCTGCTGCAAAATTAGATGCTGCCCAAGCTGAGAGAAACGCGCCAGTGGTCAGTACGAGAGGGTTCTTCATGTTCATTTCATTTCCTTTAGTAGTGGGATATTAAACGGCCTAGAATCCTCGATACCTTTTGCAGTGAATGAAACGTGCATGTGGTGACGATGCTGGTTAATGCCTTTATATTCGCGCCAAGCCCACTTCTTCTTACTGCTGGCAATCTTTCCATCGAAGATAATGTAAGACACTCTACCGTCAGATTTTGCCAGTGAACGAAGTTGATTCGCAAGATATGGCATGTCGTCGGGTTTAGCTTTACCGTGTAAATCTCGGTCCAGGTCCACGGCAAGTACCCAGCCATTAACATTAGGTATGTGGTCTGAAGTACCTGCTGCAACGTGGCGCGCATCGGCAACCCAACCATCACTAGACTTATCTCTATCTGGGTAGGCATGATTTATTTGGTCGCGAAGTTTAACCCCGGCGGCACATAATTTAGGCTTCATTCACAAATTCATCCGTTACTGAATTATATAAATCACCTATACACGCAAACTTGCCTCTGAAATTAGCATTATAAGAAGTTTGAATCCAAACGCCACCTAAGCCTAATTCGTTGGCAAGGAAATCAGCCCCGTTTTCTTCTAGACTATTATCTATTACCAACACCTCTGTAACGATATTATCTTCATTTACTCGCGCAAAATGTGCCATTAGAAAGTTATACTCCCACTTCCTGTAAATTTGTAAATTCTATAGCCACCAGTTGTTGTAACTGTTGGAGAACCT